TTTTCGCCTAGTTAAAGTTACCGTTTAAATCGTCTAGTTAAGTCTGCTAGGTCAGTCGATTTACGCGGGTGAAGCGGGTGGGGCGTTTAAACCCCACCCTTGAAGCATACTACTTATTACGACGAACCGCTAGAACCCCAGATACCAAGCGGGTCAGACCAGCCGAAGCTGTAACGCTCACGAGCCTTGTAGCGCACGTTGCCGGTGTCAAAATCCCCATCCATGGAGTTTTGCAGCGGGGTACGCTCAAAGTGCTTCATGCCGTTCGGCACGTCCGTGATCAGGAACCAGCCGTTGGTGTCCGTCAGGAAGTGGTTTACGCGGAAACCTTCCGGAATCGAACCCATCGTCTTAATCGCGTTCACGTCGTTGTCCGTCGTACCGACACGCAGTTCCGTCTCAAGGAGGCGGGTAGCCACGAACATCAGGTTCGGCGGGACAATCAGTTTACGCGGTTTGGCAGCGATCAGCAGACCACGCTCGTCCGTCCAACCAGCAATCTGAATTACCGCCGCCTCAAGGGAGGTTTCATTCAGGTCAACTTGGGTAGCCGGGGTGTTAGCGTTGGTGCCGCCCGAGACCAGCGGATGGCTGGAATTGCACAGCGAGACGCCGTCGCCACCGTTGTAGCCGCTTGACTGGAACGCGTTGTTAAGAACCGAAGCCGCTTTGACTTGCTTCGTATACGCCATAGCACGGGCCAGAGCCTTCGTATAGCGAGCCGAGAGCGAGTCATACAGGTTGTCCTCAATCGCCTCTTCAGTGATCGAGAAGCCCAGCGCGATGGTCTGGTGGTTATAACGAGCAGTCCAAGCTTCTTGCGCATTGTCATACGCAATCGCAGAACCTTCGTTTTTCACCGGAGCCGCACTAAAGCCTGACAGCTTGGTTTCTTCTTCAAAAGAACGCTCGGAAGTCTCAGTTTCGTAGATTTCCTTATGTTCTTCACCATAACGAGCATACTCCATGCCAAACAATGCGTTCAGGCCGGGGAGAAGCTCTTTCAGTAGTTGCGCACGAGAAATAGCCATGTTTTATCCCCTATTAAACGCCAGTGGCGTTGTCGTATTGGTGCATACCGAAGTTCCATTTCACGATAACTTCCGTGTAGGAACCAGCCGCGTTAACGGTTTCCGGCACCACATCAATAATACGAATCGGCAGGGCTGCGTTCGTCGCCGTAGTGGCCGAGACCGAAACCGCCGAATCACCCGTAGTAGACGAACCCGTGCCTTGGATCAGCGCGGTGTTCATGCCAACCGCAGCGCGAGTAACGCCATTCATCGTCGAAGTACCGGCACCGGTCACAGCGACTTGCATCAGGACGAGGTTATCGTCACAGACATAAGCCTGAATGTCCGGAGCAACGGTGCCAGCCGGAAAGTACTGGGCGTTGATCTTTTGATTCGTGCTGGGATTCGTGTAGGTACAGCCAAGAAAAACACCAACCGGGGTTGCCGCGCTCGTGCCGGTATCCTTCGTCAGAGTGCCCGAGGTATTCAGTTTGACGACATCGCCGTAGAAAATCGACGTGCCTTCAGCACTGGTAATCGGGATCAGACGGGTGGAACCAGCAAAAACACGACCACCGATCAGGTTGATAGGACGCAGCCCATAGGGTGCGCTAACCGTCGGATAAGCCATATTTAGCTCCTAAATTATTTAGAACCGCGCCCGAATGACACACCGGCTTTGCTCTCACGGAAGAGAGGCATCCGTTCATCACTCTGGCGCATGAAGTTGTTGTCCACGGCATCCATTTGGGCTGTAGCTTGACGATTATAATAATCATCACGCTCTTTAATCATCTCAACTGGTGCCTTACACAACAACAAACCGCCGACCTCAACATTGTCTTTAAAACGACTGTTAGGATCGACATGCATTAACATCTCCGGATGATCGGCAATCTTTACAGGTTCCCAACCCTCACGTAGTTTTGCGGAAAGATTTGTCGGGTCTACTTTACCCAGCAAAGCCGTCCGAACGTACCGAAATCCATAGCCCGGCTCCGGGTTTGGAGTGGGCAGCAGTTCCGGGGGTGCCCAAGTTTTTTTACGCTGCGCTTGTTCGCGCGTTGCAACTTCACGAGTAAGACGATTTTCAGACATTATCTGTTCTCCTGTTCAACAAGTCTTTTGGCATATTCAGCATAACGTTCCAGAGGAACATGTAACCTTTTTGCTAACGCGACTTGTGTTTTACTTAAACTAATCTTTTTAGTCCCGGTTGAGCGATTTGTTGGCGCTACAACGGTTGTAGATTTTTTAAATACAGGTTCCTTTTCTGATTTATCGTCTTGAGCACCCTGCGTAAAAACTTCAGGGAATCTCATTTTCATATGCGAGTCTATGCTCGAAAAATACTCGTCACTACGCGGGTCTACACCCGAACTCAATAACTGCTTATGGCGAACAATCGCGACGGCAGTCATCTCGTCATCAGCCCCAAACCACTGGTTTCTTGCCTGCCAGCGCAGCGTCTTGTCGTTCGGTCTAGG